GTACACTGTTTAGGTGTACCTCCGTGGAGGCGAACCTGCCCTCCGCATACGGCCGTTAAGGCCGCACTCCGCTACACTCAGGTAGCGGAGCCCATCCCAACTTTGATACGAACGCGTTGGGGGCGTCCAGAACGCTCTAAATGCTCCGGATCAAGAATGGGTTGGCTCCCACGCTTGAGGAAGTGCTTGAGAAGCGCCTCGTAACCTGAAATTTCATTCAGGGGCAAAGGCCCGCTAGTTACAGCACCCAGAACTAAGGGTTGTTGTAAATCGCGGTCGTACCCGTCGGTCTGATGACCTTCCGGGCGCAGCCTCCCAAGAACAGGACTAGTGATTTCCACGAATGGAAAGGGAATTATCCCCTTGATGTAGCAATCAAGCCACTTCACAGGTGCATCAAATCCTGCGAGGTATAATTGATTCCGTAAGGAAACAATTGATTCCAGTCCTTCAGCGTCTGTCCGTGAGGTAGGGAACTCGTTACGCATTCTGACGATTGAAACGTCAGTTCCAGCGTACCAGTCCTTCCCGCATGACTCTCTGAACCTTCCGGTCCAGAAAGACTTGTTCTTGCCAACTACGAAGCCAAAAGCTTCGAGTGACTCGATCACGGATTGCACATATTCTACGGGGACAACAATGTCGTCCCCATAGATGCGTACTCTGCCAACGAAAGACTTCAAGTCTTTTCGCGACAGCTGGTGTCCTAAGCACTTTTCAATTCCAACAAAGACTACGGTCAAAAAGACCAAGGCCTCCATAGGAAAGCAAAGTGCTGAACCCATCGACGCAAATTTCTTGAGCTCGAGTGTAACTCCAAGCTCAGGAATTACAGCCCTCTGAGACCTGCTGGCTTGCACAGCCTCACCGAAGTGAGGAAAGCGAGTCAGCATGGCCTTGACCAGGCTGTTAGAAACACGATCAGATGCCTCACTTAAATCAAGTGTGGCTAGGGATCCATCAATGGATCCCTGACGAGCAAGACGCTGATTGATCTCTTGAGATCCAGCGCCATCGTATCTGATAAAGTGCGAAAGGAGTTCATCCCTTTCGTAGCCTTCCACGATAAGTTCGTGGAGGCCCTGTTGCACATATTGCATGTGTACAGGCTCCATCGCGATTACTCGCGGTGTTTCTAGCGTTTTAGGCACAGTAATCACCTTAGCAGGTGGTTCCTGGCCGGGTTCGTGGAAAGTGACATGGCTGGTGTCGTACTGACTCCAGGATGCAGTTACTGTTCCTACAAAAGGAAACAGTGACTCCAGTCGATTGGTCCACTCGCGGTGTAGGTATTTTGCATTACCTATAGTACCGCTTGCTGTGGAACCAGTCCCATGCTTGGGCATGAACTCCCCTCGCCAGACCTTACGGTCTAGCTCGGACCAGAGATCCCGCCCAAGGAGATGACATATACGGTCAAAGTCCAGCTTATCACTAAGCTGGAAATACCAATCGTCATCGCCCACCTCCAACTCACATTGGATGAACTTCTGTAGCGCGGCCGTTGTTCTGTCATTTGAACAGTCCAACTTGATCTTGGCGAACATCAGCGTTAGCTGGCGTACCGCCCAGATTGCCGAACTACTAGGATTATCCAATAGTTCACCAGTCCTACGGTT